TTTGCTGTTGCTTCCCCAACTTTTCTTTTTATTTTTTCAACAGCTTTATTCATTTCTTCTTCACTAACTGATTCCAAAGGATTAAATGTAAACTTGTCTAAAAAATTTCCTAAAAACGCAAGTTTCCCATCATATGATTCATTACCTTTATCATCAGTAGTTTTTTTACCTCTTAATTGGTCAATTAATGCTTGTCTTTTTTCAGCAAAGGTTTCCATAAATTTATCACTTGAATCTCCAAAATTTTGAAATGCTAAACCTACAAATGGTATTAAAGCTAGACTTTGAATATATACATCGCCAAATCTATGTTGTGCTGTAAAAATAACCATATTAAAAAATATAAACATAGCAGACATCATATAACCAAGAGCAATTCCAACAGGTGCTGAAAATGGAATAGGAACAAGACCTATTATCATAGGAGTATATTGTTGAGCTAATTTTGCTGCAGTTTTATTGAATTCAGTAGCAATAGTTAATCCCATACTTACTGCTTGACCTGTAACTGGTATTCTTGCTACCCATCCTTCAGGTTGTTCATTTCCGTCAACCATTACAGGAACTTCACTTAAAGGAAAAATAAATTTACGAATTGGATCTAAAATTCCTTTGATACTTTCAGGTGTCAATAAATAAGCATAATCTAAACCTCTTTGAATTAATGCGTTATAAGCTTTACCACCTCCACTTTTTTTAACGACTTCTTCTGCTTGATGTTTTGTAAATAATGGTTTTCCATCTTTTCTTACCTTTTTTTGTAACTTTTCAACTGTATTAATATTATTTTTTTTAATAAAATTAAATAACCCTATTATTTTTAGAACGCGATTAATCAGTGATTTATTAGATAAAATTTTACTTAATTTCTTTTCAAGTTCATGATCTTTATAGTCTTCATATATCCAAATACCTTCCATCCCCCAACTTATCTCTATCGCGTTAATTTATTTTTTGATATATTTATTATAAATGGAAGATTCTGAAATTGAAGTTGAATGGTCTTCTCAATTAGAAGATATTTTAGCAGCAGAAGGTGAAAGATGCCGTGGACTAGCTTGGTTACATACTCGTGCTGAAATTCTTACTGGAAAATATAATTCTTACGTTCAAGTTCCTGTTATAATTCTTTCGACTTTAGCAGGAACTGCTTCTGTAGGTTCTACAACTTTATTTGATGGAGATACAAAAACATCAAGTATTGCTATTGGTTTAGTTTCTATTGGCGTGGGTATTTTAAATACTTTAGGTGGATTCTTTGCGTTTGCTAAACGTTCAGAGGCACATAGAATAGCACAATTATCTTATGGAAAATTATCATCAAAAATTGCGATTGAATTATCTTTACCTCGTGATGAAAGAACTTCAGCTGAAAGTCTTTTAGTCCATGTTCGTGAAACTATGGAAAGATTAGCTGAAACTACACCGAATTGTCCTCCATCAATTATTGATGAATTCAATAAAAAATTCAAACATAATCATGGAATTTCCATGCCTAATGAAGTAAATGGTATTCATAAAATATCAATATTTAGAGCAGATCATCATGTAATGACACCTGTAACAGTTCCTGAAAAATTATCATTAGTAATTCCTAAAACTTCCAACGACGGTCACACTCCAAACAATTCATAAATGTAGTCATAGGTTCATCAGCAGAACGAGTTTGCATTTGATAATAATCACATTTAGATTTCTTTTTACATCCTGAACACCACATAAAGATGGAGGCAGTATTATTTTTAGATTGAAGTTTCTTTTCATTTTCAAGTTGTTTTTCAAGAGCATCTTTCCATCTTTTTGGACATAATTCAACTGCCGATAATTCAGCAAAATCACGAATACTTATCTCGCCTTTTTTAATTTTTGTTATCCAATCTTCATTATTTTGAACGTAACTTCCAAATCCTTTCAGATTTTCATAAAGCGTAATTGCTTTACTTCTATACATATTCCAAAATACACGATTAGACCAATCAATATCCATATTTTCTTTAATTGCTTGATCACTAATTACATGTAATAAAGATTCTTCTAATTGATTCGAAAGTTCATTATTTTCAAGAAGTTCATTGAAATTCTCAATGACTTTTTGACGAATCGCACAATCAACAAATACATTTTCAGATTTTCGTTGAATTGGTTTTGATATAAATACAGGTCTATTACTAACTTCCTCTTCTTCCTCTTCTTCCTCTTCCTCTTCTTCCTCTTCCTCTTCTTCCTCTTCTTCCGAATCAAACGTCCATTCTTGATATAAAAGTTCATAATAATCAGATTTTAAATTTGTATATGAACTACTAAGACGATCATATTCATCTTGTTCTTCTGAATCAGATGAGAGAATTACAATATGACCGTAATAATTTTCTTCGTTGAATGGAGATGGAAGAATATGTTGATTAATATTTTCTTCTAATCCTTCAGATGAAGCAAATATAGAAAGCCATGAAGATTCTTTTAAAGGGTCTTGAATTTTTCCTTGAAATTGTATGGATGTATTCTTAAACTTTTTACGAATAAATTCAAGAACATCTTTTTCTTTTGGAAGAATATTCAATTCATTTATTCCTCCATTTGAATTTATAGATATACAAATAACCATTTATATATTTTACAATTTCTAATACGTAATTCGTTTTTCGTTCAAAACGGATCAAAAAAAAATTATTGTATTTCTTAATAAAATGGAGGCAACTAAAGAAGAATATCCGAAACTAGTAACAAAAGAACTTCGTATACCTAAAAAATTTCAAGGACCAACATTTGCCGAATTAGCATCCGAATGGAAAATGCATGATGATTATAAAAAATCTGTAATGCCTGAAGATAAACAAACATATAAACCTATAATTATTCCTACATTTGAAAAGTGTAATAGATTTGAAGAAGAACAACCTATTCCTCAAAAACCTAATCAGCAAGAAGATGAATGGATTAAAGTAGAACGAGTAAAGAAACAAAAGAAAGAACTTACATTAATTGAAAAATATGGTGATCCTGATGCTCCTCAAGAAGAAGAAACTGTATGGGGAGGAGAAGAAAAACCTTCTCACCAAACATGTTGGGAAGATAAGCGTTAACTAAATCCAAATAATGATCTTATTAATCCTGCAATCCATTCAAAAAATTTTATCACAAATTTCAATGTAGAACCTTGTGTAAAAGAATCATTTGCGTATTTCCATCCATAAAAAGCAGTAACAAATAAAATTACTATATCTATTAAAGCAATAATTCCATTCTCTGCTATTTGTTCGGACGCCCAATCTGATACTTTATCTAAATGTCCTTTTTTCTTGTTATCACTTTCTTGTCCCAAAGGAGCTTTAGATACAGGTTTTACATCTCCACCTTTTTTTGCTACTCTTTTACAACGCATATAAGCTTTATTATCATGAGGCATAGGACCACCAGCTAATTGTTGAGTATCATTGAAATAAACTTCTCTATCACCTAAAGATTGAAGAGGTCTTGAACCAGGTGCTACATTTTTGATTAAAAGAGCAAAATTATTAGAATCAATATTAATCATAGATTTAAAAACTACCCATGTACATTGTGAGCATGGAGGAACTATTAATGAACCTTCATAAACAAAATATTGTCCTGTTGAAGGAACCATTTTAAATAGTCCCCAATTATCACCTAAACTTACAGGGGTATATTCTACTCCAGGATTAGCGTAAGGAATAAAAGAATTAAAAAATGATGATGAATCAGACTCAGTCGAATTGACTCTAAATAATGAACTTACACATAAAATCTTTCCTGAAGGATTTGTAAAAACTGCTACAACTTCACCATCTGCTTGAATGTTTTCAATTGTATGGTGGCTTGGATGTGTAACTAATAAATTCGTACATGTATATCCTTCACCATTAAATTTACATGATCCTAATCCAGGAGTATTTTGAAGAACTATTCCTTCATCTGAAACCATAACATTTGCTTGTGGAATAAAAACATTATCAAAAACAAGATCACATAATAAATCACAAGGTTTAGCAGAAGATTGTGATACATTAATAGGACTTTGATGTGTTGAAGAACATTGCCCTCCCCATGTAGTTGATGAAGAGTATATACTCATTTATTATTTGACTTTATTTTGTATCTTGCGAATAAACAATATGGCTATATTAAGTAGTGATCCATATCAAGCAGCATGGCAAGTTATAGGTATGATATTAGTGTCTTTATTGTTACTTGGAGTGTTGGGTCTTTTATTCATAAAATTTATTTATCCATACTTATCTCTTGATGTGCTTGAAGTAATTAAAGAATTCTTTACAGACTTAATTCAATATTCGCCTACAGCTGTATTTTCATTTGGATTTTTACATAGTATTATTTTTCAATCTTATACTGCATTAATTCCTAATGCATTTGCAATATTAGGTCTTATAATAAATAGAGTATTTAGAAGTTTTTCTTTAAGTCCTCGTGAAGCGGACTTGGTTTCCAGGTTAGCTGCTTGGCGCTCGACGGGCGCGAGGGGTGACCCTCCTAGGATTGCCAATCCTATTGGAAACAAATTTTTCTGTTATATTTCCGGAATGCCTTTCTTTGATAATAGTATTTTACCACCAAGTATAATTTTAGTAACAACTATAATATGGCATTATTTAATGTTACAATGGTTAAGTGGTGGAGGAATTTCAACTATTGCACCTTCTGTAACACTTGCCATTTTATTAATAGGGCATATAACACTAGTATTACAAAATTGTGCTGATGATGGATGGTCTATTACAAAAGTTTTATTGGCTGTGATTGCAGGTATTGGTCTTGGTTCTGCTTCAATGGCAGCCGTAAAATATGGGTTGAATAAAGGTGGTTCTTCTATTGGACCAACTGGATTATTAGGTGCTCCTAAAGGAAATGATGGAACCCCAGGTGTTGGAACATGTTCAGCTCCCAACGACCAAGATCAATTCGTATGTGAAGCATATAAAAATGGTGAATTAATTACAGAGACAGTTGTCGAATAGAATTTCTCAAAATACGATAATAATTTATTAGATTTGTTCCTGATTGTTTTTCAATTAGAATAGATTTATTATCTTTTAATGTTTCAACTACAATTGTAGGAACAACTGTAACTTTATATTTCAAAGCATAATCATGAGGATCTTCATGAAGATTTACAGAAATCCATTGAACGCCAGAAAATTCTTCTTTTAATTGTTCAATAGAAGGTTTTATAACTTTACAAGGTTGACATGTAGGAGACCAGAAATGATATGCTACAGTTGTCATTCTTCTTTTATTATTACTGGACCTTCTACTATTAAATGGTTTTTAGAAACTAATCTAAACATGTTTGACCTGTGTAATCTTTGTTTTGATAATTCAAATCCTTTATTTTTTAGAGTTTTAGATAAGGCTGAAATTATAGCTGTATCTAATTCTTTTTTATCTATCTTATCCATATTTTTATAACACCATTCCAAAATAGAAGATTCAGAAATTGGAGGACCCATTAATGATAAAGGCAATCCAGTAATTGATTCTTGTTTATTTGTTGAAATAACTTTATCTTCATTCGGATTTAAAACTTTTGTTGCCATTTTATCAACAATATCATTATTCTTTGATAGTTCATCTTCTTTTCCTGTATGTGCTAAAACATGAACTATATTATAAGATTTAAATTTAGATAAGTTCAAAGATAATTGTTCAATTATATCACGATGACATACATCTTTACCTTGTGTAGTTTTCCATTCTTTTGCTACCCATCCAGGTAACCATGAAGTTAAAGAATTTTTTGAATACATAGAATCAGTATAAATACTTAAAGAAGTTTCATTTGGGGAAAACGATTTTAATGCTATTTCAATTGCCTTGAAAATTGCCATTAATTCAGCTCTTTGATTAGTTTGAATATCAGAATCAGGGACTCTTCCTGAATCTGATAATTTTTTGTGTTCAGGAAACCAACATGCCCATGCTGCTTTGGAATTTTTCTTACCATTTTTGGAACATGCCCCATCTGTGAAAATACAAACATTCATATTATATTTATAATAGGTTTATGTATAAAAGTATTCATTCGTTTTATAATACAACGACTTTGAATTGCTGATTGAATTAATGTTGGGTCTTCAACATGAAACCATACTCTACATTTAAAAGATCTATTTTCTAAAGATCTTCTAAGCATTTGTTGACATGAAAAAGTTAAAAAATCTGAATGTAAAATAAGTAGAATACGATATCTTGTTGAAGATAGTTGTGTTATCCAATTATCAAACCATGGAGCAAAAGTATCAACGGAATTAATTTCTGCTGCATCAATTTCCATAAACTCACATGACGTTTGATTATTTGATTTATAGATTTTCCATTCATCTAATGTATTTTTATCATTCAAAGGTTCAAATAAAAGATAATGTGGAGGAGGATACTGCATTATATTATATTTATTCTGTTTGTGTAGGTTGGAGAATTTTCTTTATAGGAATTTCTTTGGAAACTACATATACACTATTTTCAGTCATAACAATATAACATTCTTCACATTTAAAAACAGACTCAATACTAGATGTATATTCACTATCGGATTTTACAAGATATTTTGTATTTTCTTTGACACCGATACAACATTTCTTTTCTATAGAATCTCTGTAATAATCTAGATAAATAGGACGATCATCATCAAGAGCAATTTGAGCGGCACGTAATAAAACACTAGCAGGAGGTAATGCCATTTATTCTATTATACGTTAAGAACTTTAATCTATTAAACGCATTTCAAAATATCTTCAATTCTGAATTTGGATCTCATAGATAAATTTGGTATTTCAGATCGAGGAATCTTAATAAATTCTTCTAATGAAGTTTTAAGAAATTGTTTTATGGAAATAGAATCAGGACGAAGTTTTTTAGAACTTTCAAACAAGAAATCTACATACTGATTTGTATTTTCTTCTGTTTGTGAATCTTTGGATTGACGAGCAATTACATTCAAATCATCTACAATCGTCTTTAAAGAAGCAAGCATTAATTCTTCCGAAACAATTTTGTGAATAAATAAACAAGTCATAAATTTTGAATATCCTCGTCTCTTTTCTTTTTGTGTTACCCATAACTTAAGCTTATCCTGAAATAAAGGATCTTCGCGTTCAGGAAATGTAATTGTTTCATTCATGTCATACAATTTTGGAAATAAATGAATTTGCTCTAAAATATCTTTTTTAATTTCAGGAATGACTTGAGAAATTCTTAAGATACAATCCGACATAATTGATGCAAACATATTTTCACTAATAGATTTGTTGAAAACGAGTGTAACAAATCTAATACGAAATTCTTCGTTACGTTTAACAAGAATAGGAATTATTTCATTTACTAATTTTTCAAAATTAGAAATAGAAAGTTTATTTAGAATTCCAAATACATTTGCGTAATCAGGATCGTCATGTTCTTGAACTTTTCGAAGAGAACTTTTAATTACATTTGCTCTCCAATTTTCTTCATCTATATGTGAACGTGAACTATAAAATTTAGGAGGGGGGCGTACAGGTCTATATGACATAGGAATAATACGTAATTTTGCGATGTTTTCATGAACACTTTGAGGCAATGCCAGTTTTTGGCAAGACCTTAGTTCGTATACTATCCTTGCTGTTAAGGACATTATTTAGCTATACTTAAGAATTATTTAAATGAAAAACGAATCCGTTTCTTACTTAAATGTTATTAACAAGGCAAACAATAAATGGAGACAACAAAGCTCCAATATTCTTGGATTCTATGGTATCACGACCCTGAATCCAAGGACTATTCTATTGAATCATATTTAAAAGTTGTAGATATTTCAACTATTCAACAATTTTGGAGTATTATTGACTCAATTTCTCGTGAAGCTTGGGAATCAGGAATGTTCTTCTTTATGCGTCGTGGTTTCAAACCTCTTTGGGATGCGCCTGAGAATGAAGCAGGTGGTGCATGGTCAAAGAAAATTGAAGCTTCTAAATGTTATGATATTTGGATAGATGCTATGGTAAATTGTATTACAGATGAAATCCTTTTAAATCGCAAAGAAACTTTGGCAGGTATAACTATTTCTCCAAAAGGTCCTTTCTCTATCATTAAAATTTGGAATACGGTTACAGCATTATCTTCTATTGATAACTTGAATCATGATATGATACATCTTAAAATTGGTTCAGATGTTACTTATACAGCACATAAATCTCGTCCTAAGTAATATTCAAACTATAACCTCTATTATTTGTTTCTTTAAACAATTCTTTGACTCTCTTAATATACTTATTTTTCAATCTTTCTATATGTTCTGAAGTTGGATTATCAATTTTCTTTACTAAGATAGGTTTTCCTGTATATGTATGAATAGGTTCAAGAGGATGTTTGGAAATATTTTTCCAATTTTGAATTGATGTTAAACTTGGGAATGGAAATCTTACTTTAAACAAGAAATAGTAAATATCATTTATGTAGTCAAAAAAGTCAATATTACTTCTAGGAAATATTTCATTTTCACCATACGTAATTATAGGAACAATTGGTATTCCAGTTTCTAAAGCAATTTTAAATATTCCTTTACGATTATTAACTACAACGTCTAATCTTTTTTCTTTAAAAATACCCATTTCTTTTGCTCCACCTAATGTTATAGATATAGATTCTTGTTCAAGTGTTCTTTTGATACTTGAATAATCAGAAGGAATAGCATTCAAATGTCTAATAATGTCTTTTACAACAGGAACACAAAAAAAGAATGAATGAACTACACCTTTAGTAGGTTTATAAGATGGATCTGTTAATTTATAACCATTATGTATTACTGCTGTCACACCTGACATTCCATGTGGACTCCATATATTTATTGATTTTTCAGGTATAGGATATAATACTTTGATTAAAAATGTTTTTCTAATATTATCTTCTGTTTTCTCAATAGAAGATAAGAATGCACTTCTAAATAATTTATTAGATAAATCTAATATATAATCTATTGCCCTTGTAGGCAAAATAAAATAAATTATTAATAAGACAACTGATACGATTAAGTTAGTATATAATGATAATAGACTCAAACATGCCAATGAATAATTCCATGTTATACACGAATATAAAAATGGACTACAAATAGCAAATAATAATATTCCTACACAAATAACAAGTATCATTAAGTTTGTTAAAATATATTTTTTTACAGATATTTAACAATGAATAAAATTTATTATTGTTTAGATTTTATCATACCATTTATAATCCAATTCTTTGATACATATTTTCCCAAATGGGTAAAAATGTATTATTTTATAGGAGTATTGCCTTTTTATTTTTGTATTTTATTAACCTATCCTGAAAAACTATCTGTATTTACAATTCCATTTGAATTAGTTTCAATGTATTGTCACTATTATTTCTTTCATAGATTATTACATATATTTCCAGATTTTCCTTTAAATTTACATACACAAGTTCATCATATTAAATTATATGAGATAGATAGATCATGGGAATTATTCATTGATTTCTTATTTGAAATGTTTTGTTTTTGTGGATTACCTTTAATAATACAACATTATATTGGTTATCGTATATTTTCACCAAGTGTAGTTATTATGATTACTTTAACTATGACATTTGGACATATAATAAACTATTCTATATTTGGTTCAAATGAAATCCATCAGACGCATCATAGAAATACAAATTTCCATTATGGACCTGATTTTATGGATCATTTATTTGGAACAGCTATAAACGATCATGAAGATGGAAATATGCATATAATGCCTATAATTATGGCAACATGCTTTACATTAATTTTAAAAATAATTTTTAAATGGAAAGATTAAGTTGAACAAGGCATTAAACATAACTTAATTTCACCTAGATTAGCTACAACATATTTAATCATTAAAAACCAGTCATTTTTCATATGAATGTCTAAGTTATTACATAAATTAGTACATTTCGTAAATAAAACTAAATGAGGTAAAGAAAAGCTTCCTGTAACAATATCATCATTTGTTTTTTTCTTAATATTAAATTCATTCTCTGAATCTCCCATAATTGTTGTTCTTGTAGCAAAATGCCCTTTACATCCAAATGTCAATGATGAAGCTACATTTTTAATTTCTACAGTTTTTGCTCCTAATAAAGTCATATCTCTACAAATCTTTTGAAAATCCATTGAAGGCATAGTAAAATGTGTAGAAAATTCAGTTTCAGGTAATTGAATATCAGGTTCATCTCTATCTAAAAGGTTAAGTTTATAACGAGTTACTTGTTTTTTCTCACCATCTTCAAGTAAAATTCCAAGAGAATTTGAATCATTTGAATCAACATAAAAAGTTACCGTATCATCATTTGTAGCAGTACGAACAATACGATACAAATGATCTGTATTAACACCAATAACAAATTTATTTGCTTTATGATTATACATAAATTTTTCAAATTTATCGGCATGTAATTTCAAATGAACTAATACAGTTCTAGTATTATCCATAGCAATCATACGAATTCCATCTTTATCAAAAATCAAACTCATTTCAACTAAAATACATTTCAAAGCTTCTTTTAAAGTTCGAATCGCAGCAGTTTGAACTGTTTTAGCTTCAACTATATAATCTGGCATTTTTATTTTATAATTTCATTGCGTTTAAAACATATTCTTTCTCATTGTCTGCGCTCGTTTTTTAGATACTATACGACCATGTTTATTATATTCTAGGTCACTTTTAGTTAAGCCACCACTAGTTTTCTCAGCAGTTCCATGCATAACTTGTGCTCTTGAACCACGAACTCTTAAAGTTTTATTTGAAGGCATTTCTTTATTAAATTTAAAAGGTAAAGTTTTTTACCCTTTAAATTTAAATTTTCTTGATTAACTAAAAAAATATATAGATAATAAGATTATTAGTTGGAGTACGCTAGACCACCCATACCAGACATTACACGGAGTACGTTGTAGTTTAGAGCGTATACGCGCACTTGGGCTGTATTAGAACCTACTACCGTGTTTACAGATACCGTTAGTTGTAGAGTAGCTTTGTCAATACGAGAGAAGTTACACGTTCCTGAAGGTTGGTGTTCTTCCGGACGTAGAGCGAAGGAGTATACGTTAACACCTTCGGACGGGCAACGCGTATGGTGTTGGAAAGGTTGTACTTTAGAGAAATAATCACCTTCACGCTCCGTAAAACGATCTTGGCCGTTGAGTTGTAGTTTAGCTACTTCTACAGGGTTCTTGCCTTCGCAACGTACACCAGACGCAAGAATTACTTTGGCGAGTAGGTAGTTCACACCTGCATCGAACTCACTAGTACCAGCGAAATCTACAGAATCCGCACCATATCTCGGACCAGTCGTGGCAGTACCTTGCATAGCATTTTGACCAAGTAGTTCACCAGGTACAGGGACACTAGCATTAGTACCACCAAATGCTTGAGTAGCCGTGATAAAACTACCACTTTGCGAGCCACCAGCCACCGCCTGCGCCGTTCCTTGAGCTTGAGTTAGTAGAGATGTAATAATACCATCCGTTGAGAAATCATCGGAATAGTTGAAAGGTTGAGCACCACCTACAGATGCTAGCCATGGCGCTACAGAGCAATCAACAAAAGAATCACGTTGTACTACCCACATGAGTTCTTTTACAGGGTGGTTAAAGTTGAGTTGTACTTTGTTGGATGAAGATGTAATAGATTCAGCACCCGTGTACTGTAGTTGTTCAATTAGGTATTCATGAGATTGTTGAGCAAAACGACGACGCTCTTCCGTGTCTAGATATACATAGTCTACGTATAGAGATGCCGCAGCAAGAGATTGTTGAGAAGCAGCTATAGGTACACCTAAAGTAGTTTCCGTGTACTGGCAATTTTGCCACGTTTCGAACGTTACATTCACACGCACTTCGTGGTATTGTAGAGCGATTAGAGGAATCGCTACACCAGGATTGCGGCAGAACCAGAATTGGAGAGGTACATATAGAGTCTTCGCCGGAGTACCTTTACGAGGTACACAAGATACCGTCGTTTCAGAAGCTGAACACGTACTATCAAGAGCTAGACCATTTGCGCGTTTCATTAGTACTAGATCGTGGGTATTGCCTACGAGAGATTCAAAGGCGGGCATGATACTTTCATCTACGGATAGCTGCGTCCAGATTTGCATCCAATCACCATATTGACGATCAATACGTTGACCACCAATTTCTACTTCTACTTGGTTAATTAGACGGTGACCAATATAATTGAGCCAACGGTAACCACTTACAGTTGCAGTGCCAAACGTACCAGTAGCCGGCGTTAGATCAATTTGAGGTAGAGTTACCTGTAGGTAAGTCTTGTACATTAGATCCGCATTACGATTAATTACAGCAGTTACACGTCTATTAAAATCAGCTTGGCCATTGAAAGTTACTTCAATGGATTCTACTGCGAAGTTTGTGTGACGTTTATAAAGAACTTTCCAGAAGGTAATTTGAGGATTACCTGAGATATAGATATCTTGTGCACCATACGATACAAGTTGCATTAAACCACCACCCATTTTGTGTTTATACCTTGAAGCAAGAAAAAAATTTTCAGAGAATTTTGACCTTGACGCAAAAAAAACTTGTATTAAATTAATGAATGTTTTTCTTGATATAGATGAAGCATTTTTAAATTCACAGGATGTTTCATCTGTAAAAAAAACTCTTGATGGATGGGATGAAGAAGTAAGAGAAGAATTTGAAGAAAATGTTAAACAGATTATTTTTAATCCTGCTAAAGGTCCTGCAAATTCAGCAGTGTTTTTAATGAGACCTAAATGGAAAGAATATTTTAAATTTTTATTCTTGGATCCTTCTGTTAAGAGTGTTAATTTATGGACTTGGTCGGATGTTCCATACGCTAAAATTGTTGCGAAAACAATTGAGACAGAAATTAAGAAAATTGTTAATCCAGCAGATAAAGAACGTATAAAATTTAAACTAGTTTTAGGTGATGAACATGTAGAAGAATCTATTGAATGGGGAATGGAAAATTATCCTGATACATATGATAAAACAAATACAAGAGATAAAGATTTAAGATGGATATGTAGTAAATATAAAAGTCAACAATTTTCTATGCGAAATTGTATTCTTGTTGATGATAATGTTAAGAATACAAGAAATCCTTCAAATGCTTTGAATTCCATTAATGTTGTTGAATGGAATCCATTGGATACAGAAGATTTTTATGATAAAATTACTATTAATGGTGTTAAAAAAAATGTATTAGAATTTGTTATGGATAACATAACACAGGCATATATAAATAGAAAGAAAAAGACTTCTGGACCATTTATGGAAACAATTGTATTAAAAAATCCAAAAAAATATATATCACGTCAACATGTTTTAAAAAAACATAGTGGAAAAGTCCCAGAAGGTAGAACTACTCGTCGTGCTGTATTTTATGGTTCAAAAGAATGTTCGTTTAGTAAAGAAGAAGCAGATTCATTTCATTTCAAAGTTAATATGCCTAAACTTAAAGGCGGACTAAAAACCAGTAGAACCAAAACCTCCAAAATTCCTAGAATCAGGCGCAGCAGGCAATTCTTCCAATGAATTCACAAATACAATTTTCTTCCAAGGCAAAAAGTTATATTGACATACTTGAAAGAGTCTTCGTCCATAAGGAATTTCATATGAATCAAGCATAGGATTAATACAATCTACTCTTGCAATTAATTCACCACGATATCCAGCATCTGCCAACCCAATATTATTTGATTGTCTTAGTGGAGTCAAACTTGTAGATGATCGAACAATAAGGAGATAAGGAACAGGATTTTCTTCAGAATCTAATGCGGCAAAATACATTCCAGTCTTGATTTCTATACCAATTTTACCGGTAGTGAAATCAAGATTATAATAAGGACTTAGTAAATCTAATCCTGAATCAGTCCATCTACGATTAAAAAAATGACTTTGCATATCCGTGCGTAATTTAGAATCAGGAATCCAAATATAAATACTCATTTGTTATTATATAAATCGTTGTATGAAAGTCTTTATTGGAATAAAAGTTAAAATAATACATATAGCAGCAGAATATTGAGCTAGTAAATAATACATTGCTTCAGTAGTATTCATTCTACCTAGAGAATATTGAACAAATACAGCTAAAGGTGAAAAAAATCCATGAGTAACTCCTTTACCTATATAAATCATAGCAAAATAAACTAATGCCATTATAGCTGGATCAGCATCAGTATGAATTTTTGCATATAAAATAGTTAATGTTCCTATAAAATCAATAAAATATTTATAATACATTATTAATTAGGAAAGTAAATGTTTTAGACATACAGACATATACTTTTCTGAACTTCCAACATCAATTTGTTCTGAATCAGAAACAAGTTTTTTCGTATAATGTGCAAATGTTCCGTCTTTACATGTTAGACAAAGAGCATTCAATTTTTGTATATTTGATGCGTAGGGAATACAATCTAATACTTCACCAAATTTTTGTTGTTGTGCATCTCCATCTAAACCAACCAAAAGAATATTTTTCTTATATTTTAGAAGAGCTATTTTAATAAAATCAAGAAGACCTTTAAAGAATTGTGCTTCTTCAATAATAATAGAATTTACGGAGAGAAATTCATCTTTGAATTCAAGAGGAGTTTCATGATCCCATAGTAAACATGAAACTTCTTCTTTATTATGTGAAACAATTTTAGCGTCTGAAGAATATCTTGTATCAATCATAGGTTTTAAAGCTAAAATTGAATTCCCAATAAATTTCTGACGACGAATAAATGAAATAGCATGAGTAGTCTTACCTGAAAACATTGGACCCATAATAATCTCAAGTGACATTTATTAAGTTCAAATACTAAAAAATATTAATTCATTTTATATAATGTATTTCATAGCTTCTCGTAGTTTACTTGCTATATGCGATCATAAAATTGAAAATCCTGAATCCGAATCTAGAAGAATTCCTTTAACTTATCCTTCTCGTAAAGGAGAAACTATTTATTGCCATCCGACAGCTTTAAATAATTTTGTTTTAAATTACCTTCCAAATATAAAATTTCCATTTGTATTAGTTTCAGGTGATTCAGATACAACAGTTCCTACTGATATTCCTAATGAATCACAAATAATTTTAGATCATCCTTTATTATTAGGTTGGTATGCCCAAAATTGTGTTTCTGATAAAATTCATAAATTACCTATTGGATTAGATTTTCATACTTTAGGAAATATTCCTAGATCTAAATTAAAATTTAAATTACAACAAAAACATTCATGGGGATCTCATCAATCTCTTTCTCAACAAGAAGAAGATTTGATTAATTTATCTAGAATTCAATTAGATAGAATTCCAAAATGTTATGGAAATTTTCATTTTTTAATGAATACAAGATATGGCAAAGATAGAATTGAAGCTTATTCACAAATTCCACATTCTCTAATGTTTTATGAACCTATGAAAACTCAACGAATTAATTGTTGGAATAAAATGATCAAATATAAATATGTTATTTCTCCACATGGTAATGGTTTAGATTGTCATAGAACATGGGAATCTTTGGCGCTTGGATGTATTCCTATTATAAAAACATCTCCCTTAGATCGTATGTTTGAAGGATTACCTGTATTGATTGTGAAAAATTGGTCTGATGTAACACAAGAATTATTGGATAATTTTGAACCTTCTGGAAATTTAGATAAATTAAGGTTAAGTTATTGGAATGAATTACTTGGTAAATATAAAAATGTGGTGTCCCAATGATAAAAATGATTTTCTAAATAATAATACTGGCCAAATAACACCAAATAATTTAGTTGGAAAAACGTTAATAAAATATGTTAAAGAAAATAATTTAAAAAATGTAGTAGAAATTGGGACATGGAATGGGTTAGGTAGTACTCGTTGTTTTTTATTAGCCTTACAAGGAAATACTACTACTAATTTTTTCACCCTAGAAACAAATAAAGAAAAACTAGAAATAGCAAAAAATAATTTATTATCGTTAACAACAGAAAAATGTAATTTCTTATGGGGTAGTGTAATAAGAAGTTCTGATATTATAAACATCCAACAAATTTTCCCTGAACTTTTAAGAAATTCTGAATTCAGAAGATGGCATAATCTAGATATTCAAAATATTAATTTATCACCGAATGTCTTAGATAAAATACCTGCCGAAATTGATTTTCTTTTATTAGATGGTGGAGAATTTACAACTTACTATGAATTCGTATTGTTATTTCAAAGATGTACAAAATTTATTGCATTAGATGATGTTAATGTTTCAAAGTGTAGAGAAATAAGAAGAATATTAAAATCAAACTCTAATTGGAAAGAAATTCATTATATTAATGAACGTAATGGATTTTCATTATTTCAATTAATATAAACAATGAAATTTTTAGTTGCAGGAACATGCCGTAATATTTCTCCATTTTGGCAAAGTGTTCAATTATCTTTACAAAAAATATTTCAAGTATTAGATTCTTATGATATGATAATTGTAGAATCTAATTCTGATGATAATACTTTGGAATTATTAAGAACATGGAGTCAAGAAAAAGAAAACATAAAAGTTATTTCTATGGGAAATTTAGAAGGTTCAAGAACTCAACGTATTTCAAGATGTCGTAATGAATACTTGAAATATATTACTGATCATGATTATTTACTAGTTGTTGATTTAGATGATATCCTAAATATCCAAGATAATTTTCAAGAACAATTATCTTCTTGCTTTTCTCGAAATGATTGGGATTGTATAGCAAGTAATCGGCTAGAAAAATATTATGATATTTGGGCTCTGAGATCTTTAGAATTAGGATGTAATTTTGATTGTTGGGAAATGGCAAATAAATATGGTATTACAAAATTAACTTCTCGTGGATTTCAAAAAATACCTGATCGTAAAAATTATGTTGATAAATTTATGATAAATATACCTCAACAATCTGAATGGATTTCATGTGAATCAGCATTTGGAGGAATGGCATTATATAAAACTTCTGCTATAAAATCCAAAAAGTATAATGGAGATAAAACATGTGAACATGTAGAATTTAATAAAGGTTTACGTATATTTATTAATCCTTTTTTTCTAAGCGGTTAAACATCTGTCTCTTGAATAGGATGAACAGTAGGATTTCCATAATATCTTAAATCTAGTTTAGTTAATTGACATATGTTTATATTTAGGTTTTTAATATACATAGCAAATTGAACTTCCCACGAAGGAGGTTCAGGTGATTTTAAAAATTTTAAGACTTTAGGTTTTTGAATTTTTGTATAATTAAATTGTTCTAAATATTTAGATTTTATAGCAAACATTCCTAGCACGCAATCATATAAACAATATTGTTGAGTACATACGTTAAAAAATTTAATATAAACATCGTATTTATTATTTTCAATTACATAATTGAAAAAATAAGGTGATAAAAGATTATATCTTCCAGTTAATTTTATAATTATATCATTATCCTGAATATTAAAATTGGCAATTGTATCTTTAATATCTTTCAATTCTTTTTCTGCTTTATCTAAATTTAATGAATTATTATTTGTGTAAAAAACTTGAATGTTAAATTCATCTAGTAGTGTTTTTCTAAAACCATTATTTTCAACAATAATTGGTTTTATAGAAGAGGGCAATAGTTTAAGTGTATTTGTAATAGAATCTATATATAATTGTTCCCTTACGTGTGTATTTTGTTTGGTATATTTATCAACAATAGAACTTGTAATGATTAGATAAATCATTTGTTATATTAATATATATATAAAGTAGCGTTTAATTTTATAAAAAAATATTTGATTTTTTATAAATGAATAGTCTTTCTTATAATGAGCTTGTAAGTGGTACAGAATATATTGTACATCATGAAGCAGGAGGATGTGAGGCAATGAAAACAACATTAAAAAGAGTATTTTTCATTGTAATAAGTTTAACATTAGAAAATATTTCATTAAAATCTTCTTCGCTTACTAAAACATCAATATCATCATCTCCTTCTATAAAGTTAGAATCTCTATAATATCCTAATAAAGATCCATAAAATAATATGAAATTTATATTCAATGTCTCAAAAATAGATAAAACATTAATATATAATTCTTTTAATTCTTCCGAAGATTTTTTAATACCTCCCATTATTTTCTAAGACATTAATTAAAAATGTTAAGATTTAGATTACCTAAAACACAAAATTTTAAATCTGTTATAACAATAGATAATTTTGAAGGAACTAAATATAGATTAGCGGATAATTGGTTTGATTTTATACCACAAACAAATACTCATATCGAATATTTAGAAATTGGAACATTTCATGGTGCAAATGCTATTTCTGTTAATAAATCTTATGCTAAATATCAAGATTCAAAGATTTACTGTGTAGATCCATGGACAGATTATTCCGAATATCCGGAATATAAAGCTAAACAAAACATAAATTATGATATATTTATGAATAATATCTCGAATACAAATGAAGCTTCTAAATTTATTATAAAACGTGGATTTTCAAATGATGTAGTTCCTACATTTGAAGATAATAAATTTGATATTATTTATATTGATGGAAATCATGAACCTGAATTTGTATTAGAAGATGCAGTATTAAGTTTTCGTAAATTAAAAGTTGGAGGATATATGATATTTGATGATTATGGATGGGGTGGACCAGATTTAACAAAAAGAGGAATTGATGGATTTATTACTGGCTATCATAAACGTATCAAAGTTCTAGGTAGTGCAAATACACAAGTATTTCTTCAAAAAACAAAATAGCGTTTAATTTTATAAAAAAAAATATTTTGTTTTTATAAATGAATAGTATTTCTTACAGCGAACTTGTAAGTGGCACAGAATATGTCCTACAGCATGAAGCAGGAGGATGTGAGGCAATGAAAACAACATTAAAAAGAGTATTTTCTCATTTAAATGAAGATGGATATCCTTTATGTTTTGATGATTCAATGGGGTGTCTAGTTATTTATAAAGACGGTTGGAATTTTACTCAAATACCATTCTAGGAACAATATGCATTGCTTCTAATTCTTGTGTCCATAATTTTACAGCATAAGGAATAGTTTTCATTTCAAAATGTGTTTTAATTCCACATGTACCGCATTGATAAATATTTTCTACTTGATTTACTACTGCTAAAGTTCCACAAGATTTACAAAATCCTGTTGTGAATGGATCTGATACATCCATTAATCTCTCTTTCGTAAACATACTAATGCCATGTGAAATCATACAATCACGTTCCATTTCACCTACACGCAAACCACCATCACGACTACGTCCTTCACAAGGTTGACGAGTTAGAGATACAATAGGACCACGAGCACGAGAATGAGTCTTATCTTTAACCATGTGTTTGAGTCTTTGATAGAATGTAGGACCCATAAAGATTTCAGCTTCCATCATTTCTCCAGTTTGACCATTATACAAAACTTCATTTCCATATGGATGCATACCTAAACTAAGTAATTGTTCACGAATATTATCAACTTTCAAATGTGAATAAGGTGTTCCATCACCCAAAGCTCCTTTTTCACAACATACTTTACCATACATAGTTTCCATTAATTGTGCAATAGTCATACGAGAAGGAACAGCGTGAGGATTCATTATCAAATCAGGTCGTAATCCAGTAGCAGTAAAAGGCATATCTTCTTCATCTAAAATAATACCACAAGTTCCTTTTTGTCCATGTCTCGATGAAAACTTATCACCAATTTCAGGGATACGTTCAGAAACAACACGAACTTTAATAAATGGATATCCATCAGAATTTTTGTCTTGCCACACACCATCTACACGACATTCTTCGGCATTTTTATGAGTTGTTGAAGAATCACGATAAGTATATCCATTAGGATCAGATTTAATTGAAGTTACTTTTCCAATAACAATATCATTTTCTTTAATAAGAGAATTTAGTACTGGAACACCTGAATCTGTAACACTAGAATAAGATGAAGATTTATATCCCCTTGTATTTTCACGACGAGGTTTTGTGAATTTCTCTTCTTTACCAGAAGCGATATTACGATGTTCTTCGTCTTTATAGATTGTATAATATAAAGTTCGAAATAATCCTCGGTTAATAGCACCTTTATTCAAAATAACTGAATCTTCTTGATTATATCCACCATAAATACCAATAGCTACCATAATATTATCACCTGATGGCATATCTTGAGTTTTCAAAACATTCATCATTCTTGTTTCTACAAATGGACGCATAGGACTACAAAGAATATAACCATTTTTATCTAAACGCTTCGCATAATTACGAGCAAAGATACCCATTGCTTGTTTTCCCATAGCAGATTGATAAGTATTACGAGGTGATTGATTATGATCACTAAATGGAATACTACTTGCCATATGACCTAAAATCATAGTAGGATGAATTTCACAATGTGTATGAATTTTAGTAATTTCAGATGGAGTCATAGCAACACGAATAGTTTCAGTTTCACATGGATCAACAAATTCAATACATGAACGAACCCATTCATTCCATTCTTTTGAATTGGGCGCTGATAACAAAGAACCTTTTTCTACTCGAAATAAAGGACGAACAAATCTTCCACCATCAGATTCAATACTAATATTTTCATGTTGAATATTCCATGTAATTCCTGTATGAGGATGTAATTTGAAATTCTTTTTTGCTTGTTTTAGGTCATTAAATACTTTTACAGGATTAGAAGTATAAGCTACAATAACACCATTGACAATAATAGAACAATCTTTGAATGATTGACTAATATTTTCAATCCATTCAATATCCATAAAAGATTTTAGAATATCAAGAATTACAAGAGAAGGTGTATGTTGACTAATAGCTGAAAGCATACAAATAGATTTAACAATACCAACTGAATGACCTTCAGGTGTTTCTACAGGACATACATATCCCCATGAACTTCCATGTAATTTACGAGGTGCTAGTAACTTACCTGATTTTTCAACAGGTGTTTGAATTCGTCGTAAATGACTAATTGTTGCAGAATATGATAGCCTATTCAAAACTTGAGAAACACCAACTTTAGTTGCATTAGACATAGTAGAAGTTGTTCCAAGACCTTGAACTGTGAAATTACCTGTAGCCAAAGCTTGTTTTAATTTACCTTCAATTGTAGAAACTTTCAAGATTTTATATAAATTGTTTACATTCAGAATTTCTAATGGACGAGCAATACCTTTTTTCCAATTATCATTATTAACTTCATGAACGAATTTACTACGAATATCTTTACATACTTTTTGAAATAATTGACGAAATAAATGTGTTAGCAATGATCCAGTGCTTACAATACGTTTATTTGGGTAAGCGTCACGATCATCAATATTTTGATATCCTTGTTCGGTCATAATAAGTTTACGAATCATTAACGCAGTTAAATAAACTTTGCGTGCTTCTAAAGTTTCACGAGGAGATTTATCATTTCCAAATTTTACATGAGGTAAATATTCAGAATCAAGAAGAGATTTTACATATCCCTTTTTATCTTCTGATGCTGTTCCATATTGTAAATGATGAACTAGATAATTAATTGCATCATCTCGAGTATAAATACCAATATCCGCAGATTCTTTAAATGAAGCAGCAAGTAAATTAATAATTTTTTCATCCGTATCTTTTGCCCAAATTAAGTTTACAATATCTTCATCACATTCCATACCAAGAGCACGAAACATAACAATCAAAGGAATATCTTCACGAAATCGTGGAACACAGATAGTTAAAGGATAACCAAATCCATTAAATTTTGAACTCATCCGAATTTCAAGTTTTTTAGGTGGAGTTGTAAATGATTCATGTAAAGATTTCATTTCAGCAGAATATGTGAATTTAGCACCATTTTTCTTATTATGGAAAATCATAATACGATTATCAGCAACTTTTTCTTGTGATAAGATAGTTCTTTCAGAACCGTGAATAATAAAGTATCCAAATGGATCATATTGACATTCTCCAATTTCTTCTTTTGATAAAGGATAATCTTTCATAATACATAAAGATGATCCAAGCATAACAGGAATTTTACCGAGAGAAACACCTTCAAATACTTTTACATGTTCATCATATTCTAAGAATAAAGGAGAACGATATACACGAGCAGTAAATTTTACATCTACAAACATTTGTGCGGAATATGTAAAATTACGAACACGAGCATCTTGAGGAAACATAGGTTTGATTCTTCCAGATGCTTCTTGAATTCTAGGTTTCATATAAGTAACATTATCAAATGTTAGACGAAGTTCGTATTTATATTTTTTAGTTTCAAGGTCTTGTTCATGCCAAACAACTATGGGAGCAGTTGAAATAACAATCAAAGGAATTTTATTACGAATAAAATCTTCAAAAGATTCAAGCTGGTGCTCTACAAGTTTAGATACACCATCTTTTTGAAAATATGTTGTGATTGCGTTCCACTCCATTGGTAGTAATATTAAAAGTTTAATCCGTAAATCTATTGTATTCGTTTTTAAATAAGAAGATGATTAAAATTACAAAGGCTCCTGAAGAATCTAAAAAAACACCTAAAAACACTAAAACATACCCAAAGTCAAGCTTAAAAAAAACAAAAAAAATTATTCCTGTAAAAGATCCTGCAAAAGCTCCTCCACGTAAAAAAGGTTCTCGTAAATTTACAATGAGACTTAATTTAAGACCTACAAAAGTTAAAGATTTAAAACCTGAAGAAGTTGATAAAAAATTAGAAGAACTAAAAATGAAAAATATTCCTCCAGATCTTAAAAAAGATGTTGTAGAGAACGCTATAGTTGCTGGATTTGTTTCTTCTCCTTAATATTAAGATGACTAAATATTGGGGTCCATTAGGATGGATGACTTTACATTCTATTTCATTAAATTATCCTGATACACCTAGTGTAGAAGATAAACAAATTTTATTAAGGTTTATGGATAATTTTACTGAATCTATAACATGTCAATATTGTCAATCACATTTCAAAACAATCTTTCAAACTTATAAAGGATTATTTTCATCATGGAATTCAAGTAAATATGATTTATTTGTTTTTATTGCAAGAGCACATAATACAGTAAATAAACGATTAGATAAACCTTTAATTAGAACAGTTGCTCAATGTCTTGAAACTATAAAATCTAATACAAAAAACACTTCTTTAAGTGGATTTCGCCAAGCATATATTAACTATTTAATTTCTAATTGGTCTCGTGAATTAAGTGGTGAAGGAAGGTTAAAAATAGGTCATTCAAAACAATTACAAAAAATCAATAATGAATATTGGTCTTTTAGAGAAGTTGATATAGATTCTTTAAATTTTCCTGAAACAGATGTTTTATTTGATATCGAACAAAGATCTGTATTGCCAAAAGCTACAGGTGGATTACCTTCAATATATAAAGGTTCTTTACCAATTGTAGGATTTAGATTTTCAGGGGGGAAATTGAAGTTAGGGAACATGTAGGATTCCATGGTAAAGAAATTCTAGGTTTCATTTCCCACTCAAATTTTTTCATCCATGGATTTCTTGTATGAGTATAAGTTTCATCAGGAAACTTTACTACTTTTTTTGCCTTTCTTAAAGAAGATTTAGGCAAAATAAATTGTAATTGATTTATTACTGAAAAATTCAAAGGTTTTCTATCTAAGATTAAAGATTGAGGAAATTTAACAATATCTATAATTAAAGGAGCATCTGAATAAGGATAATACCAATCCCAATTTGGTGGTGAACTTTTAGTGAAATATTCTAAAGTCCAACTAAATGTTTTCCAATACGCTTCAACTACCTTTTCCGAATTTATTACACCATCTAAAATATGTAAATAATATCTTTTATTGAAAAGATTATCTTTTCCAAGAATATATTTTTCTTCTGGGCGTTTACGTAATAAAATTCTTTCTTTTAAAATTCTTTGTTCTTCCAAAGCAACATAGTTCAAAAAAACCTTTCTTCCTTCATTTGTCAAAAGATTTGGTTTTTTAGATTTTTCATAAAATTGTAATGCACGATTATATCCATCTTCTCTTAATGAAAAAATACCTAGACTAGGCATAAAATCATTACCAAAACACATTATAGACAAAGCAATATATTGATAAATATCCATGGGTAATTTTGCAAATAATTTCCATATATCCATAATAGCAAATTCTTCTTTTTCTCCCATTTCTGAACTTTCTCTGAGTAAAAACATACCATTCTCTACTGATAATTTATGATGTTGAAGACAAATTAAAATTAAATCAGCATCCAATCCATAAATAGTTATTGTTTTATTTTTTTGAGAATGCTGAAGAAATTGAATAATTTTATGTTCACCTTCACCTGGTTCTTGTGTTCCTGATATAATTACTTGTGGAAATCTTGATTTCATAAATTGTTCTAATTCAAGCATATAAGGTGTCCCTGGAGATATTTGATTTCTATCAAAATTCCCAGAAACTTCTTTTTCACACATACGACGATAACGTTGTTGAACTATTTTAGCATATGGAACTAACCCATCAAATGCAACATAAATAATTTTTGCTTGACAATAATCATTTAAAATCATTTGAAATGCTTTTAAGATAGACTCAATCGGATTGTTTTCATCTAAGTATCTATGAATTAAACAGTTAAAATCAAAACATAAAATATCAGTTTGATGTTTTCCCTTTAAAGATCTTACTATTCCTCCATGTGTTTTAATTAATGTAGCAAAATAAAAAGGTATACCCATTACATATGTAAAGTTCCTAATATGAAAACTCTTACTAATAAAATAAAATGGATTGGTTATGGATTGGTTTAGGTGCGCTAGCTATTATAATGTTTATTGTAACAAATTACGCTAAAATAAAAGTTTCTGATGGAAAAGGATGTTCATCATGTCCAGGTAAAAATAATCAACGTGAGTTATAAGAATGTCCTGTATTATGGATAAAGGAGGTCGTAAAAGAAAAGTTACTATGCGTAATCGTGGAAAAACTAAAACTTCTAAGAAGAATCAAACAAAGAAAAAGTTTATGTAAATATAAATGGATGTTGTAAGTTTTCTTTTATCTGCAGTATTATTTTATGCGTTTGTTCCTGGTGTATTACTAAGACTTCCTCCTAAATCATCATTTAGAACTTCTTTAGTCGTTCATTCTCTATTATTCGCAGGTGCGTCCTCATTAGTAATGTGGTATTATTGGACCCAGATTCGTGAAAAATTTGGAAATCATGGTGCTGGATGCCCTGTATCCCATCTTCCTACGAATGCTAGTGTTGATAATTGTGTTCCTAATTGTCCTCCTGGTGGATGTGAAAGAGGAAAAGTTTACGGACAAACACCTACATCTAAATAATGGATAAAGATATAACTACATTAGTTACAACTTGTGTAATATTTATACTCATAAGTATATGTTGTTATTTCGGAATTTATAAATATAGAACACAAGGCACATATTCTCAAGAAGAATTATTAGAGTTAGATTAATAATGGGAAATACACAAACTAAATCTTCAGTAGCAGTGGCAATGGAACCACCATTACCACTATTACCACCACCTCCATTAGTAGAGTCTAATGATTTTGTAATCTTAATTAGAGATAATTTAGAAGATCAAATAGTTGATAATGAAAAAGAATCTGGATTATCAGTTGAAGTTTGTTATGGATTAAAAAAAGGAAAAGTATTAACTAAAGATGTAACAACAAAACAAGTATATTTGTTTGGAAATAAAAGTCTTAAATCAGATTTTTTTGCAGAAGAATTAATAGAAGACTATCAAAAAAATAATTTTTTAAGTGAACATTTTGAATGTAATTTAAAAATAATATTAGTTCTTAAAAATCCTATTTCAAACCCTGAGAAAAAAGAACTTTTTATAATAGGTGATACAGTCAAATGTAATCCACATACGAAAGGATTAGGTAGAAAAATGTTGTGTAAGACACTTAAAGATTTTAACAAATATAAAGGCGATGAAGGATTTAAAAACATATTTCCAAGCACTCCTTTCGATAATAAAGACTCTATTTTATTAAAATACAATAATTTTTGTTTTAATTTACAATTTTTAAAAGATGAAACACAAGTAAAATTAACAGCAGTTTCAGAATATGGACGAACTCTTATTAAAGAGGGTGAAAGAGAAAGAATATTAAGAATATTAACAACTGGAAAACCAGGTGAGAAAGAATTTGATAATCTTGATAAATTAAGACAATCTGAACAAGAAAAATTAGAAAGATATTATACTAGATTTTATGGACTTGTAAAAGAATCTGATATGAAACTTTGCGTTCCAGAAGATATAACATCAGGTTATTGTACTGAAATGAGTGGTGAGGTAAGACAAATAATTTCAAAATGTGATGAAAAAGGTGGAAAAAGAAAACGAACGCATAGAAAAAAATCTCGTAGATAAAATATAAAAATGTGGGCGTATCTTTTAGTTACTGCGTTAACTTTCTATCTTCTAGTACCTGGCGTCGTCCTCACTTTACCTCCTGGTGGATCTCAACAAACTGTTCTTCTAGTCCATTCTGCAGTATTTGCCGTAGTTCACTTACTAACCCACAAATATGTATTCCGCAATTAAAAACGAATTAAACAAATTATTTTTAACCTGTTGTATGTTCTTAAATAATACATTCAACCTTAGAGGAATAGCAAATGCTTCGTCCTCTAATGAACAAATGGGTCCAACAGAAATATTTATTACGTTTATTATTATCTCTGCTTTATTCTGTTGTTGTTGTCTATGTATAATTTCTGGAATGAGACATAGTTTTAACTAAAAAACGGATTCAAATTTTAATTGTATTTAAGTAGATAAGATGAGCAGCAAAAGTAATCCTAACACAGTGGCAAATGTCCTCAGAAGTGTATCAAACTATCATACAGGCAACGGTGGAACGTTTTGGTGTCCTAAAGGTTCAATCCCTGATCTTGGATTCACTCTTCCTAGTCGCGTAAATCCTTCTATGAGTAAGGCAGTAGCCGAACAACGAAATCCTAAACACAAGGACGATTGTAGAGTTCGTCAATGGAACTAATTGAAAACGGATTCTCAATTAATGAACGTTTGTAATCGTATAGCAAGAGATGGAAAAAACAAGTCAAGGCCTCAGTTATTCTCAGATTGAAGAGAATTCCAAATACAAACTAGATGGAAAAGTAATCTTTATTACGAATAAACATATTGCCCTAATTACTTCCGCAACTGATCCTGAATTTTCAGGTTCAGAAGAACGTATTATTTATTATTTTGTAGATAACAAAGAACTGTTAATTTCTTCTGCTCTGAAAGATGTGAATATTACTTATTAAAAACGGATTTAGACGTCTCATATTTTTAATTGGTAAGGATGACTACACTTTATGTTCTTCAACTTGTAAGCAAGAAGTGGTATGTTGGAAAAACGACTGATATTGTTCGTCGTTTTCAACAACATGTTGATGGAAATGGATCTGTATGGACTTCAAAATATCCGCCTATCAAAATTTTCTCAACTTCAAAACTTGTTTCAGAACATGATGAAACAAATTTCACCAAAGACTTGATGAAAAAATATGGAGTTGATAATGTTCGTGGTGGTGCTTATTGTCAAGTAGAACTTCCTGAAAGCACTAAATCAGTTCTTGAACATGAACTGAAATCAAATAGTGGTGCTTGTTATAATTGTGGGGAAGTTGGGCATTTTGCTAGTAGATGTCCGGCAAAAAAAGAAGTGGTTGTTTACGTCTACGAATGTGAAACTTGTGGACGTGAATTTGAAAAGTATAGTGCTTGTACTATACATGAAAAAACTTGTAAAAAACCCAAACAAAAGGGAGCATGTTTCAGATGTGGACGCAAGAGTCATTATGCTTCACAATGTTATGCGTCTACACATGTCAATGGTTATCAGTTATCGGATGACGAAGAAGACTAAACACTCTGAATAAATTCCCATCTTAAATAATCACATATTTTTTTCCATATTTGGTCATGAGCAATCAATCTATCACGAGATTTTAGTAAAGGGAAATATACCTTGTATTCATCTAATTCCAACAATTCAAAGAATTTGAAAAGTATATAAGAATAAGATAGAAAATTAGTACGCTCATCAGGACAATATAATAAGAATGGTGCTTGTATTTCTTGAAACATAGTTCTGATCTTTTCTTCAATGGCTGGTGTAATTGTTGGTGGTGGATTTCCATTAAGTCTTGATAAGATATGGGCG